GACCGCCACCTACGGCTGGACGTCCGTCCCCGCCGCGATCAAGCACGCCGCGCTCCTCCAGGCGTCCAGGTTGTTCCTTCGGCGCAACGCCCCGTTTGGCGTGGCCGGCTCCCCCGACCTGGGGTCGGAAGTCCGGCTCCTCGCCAGGCTGGACCCGGACGTGGAAGCGCTGCTCCGCCCCTACCGCCGCACCTGGATCGTGGCCGGCTGATGGCTCTCGACCTGCCCGCCACCCTAAGCGGCCTAGGTGCCCGCCTCAGCCTCCTGTCGGGCCTCCGGGTCTACAACTACCCGCCCGACAAGGTGGCGCCTCCAGCGGCGATCGTGGGCCTCCCCAGCCAGGTCGACTATGACGCCACGATGGGCCGGGGCCTGGACAGGATGGTGATCCCCATCATCGTCCTCGTGGGGAAGGTGTCAGACCGGGCCAGCCGCGCCGCTATCGCGGCCTACGTGTCCGGGACGGGGGCCTCCAGCATCAAGGCCACCATTGAAGGTGACAGCACCCTGGCCGGGGTGGTGGACAGCGTGGCCGTGACCACGGCCCGGATCGACGTGGTCACGATGAACGGCATTGATTACATGGGCGCTGAGTTCGACGCGGAGGTTTACTCGTAATGGCCGCTGTTCACGGTAAGGGCTCCGTTTTCAAAATTGACAACGCGGCCGGGACGATCACCGACATCACCACCTACGTGGATGACATCAGCTTCCCCATGAAGGTCGCCATGGCAGAGAGCACCACCATGGGGAAGGAAGACTCCACGTACGTGTCCGGGGTGGCGGACCGGACGATCTCGATCAAGGGAAAGTGGGATTCCACGGCCGTGTCCGGGGAGGACGTCGTCCTGAACGGCCTCGTGGGCCTGGAGGTCACCAGCACGTTTGAGTACGGCCCTGAAGGCTCCGCGTCCGGCAAGGTGAAATACACGGGGGAGTGCTTCCTGACCATGTATTCCGTCTCCAGCCCGCTGGCTGGGGTGGTGGCTTTCTCGGCGGACTTTCAGGTGTCCGGCGCGCTCACCAGGACGACCTGGCCGTGATCTCCAAGGAACAGCTGCTTAAGGCCCGCCTGGCGGAGGAGACGGTGGATATCCCCGGCGCCGGCCAGGTCCGCCTCCGCCAGCTCTCATGGTCCGAAGGCATGGAGCTCAAAGACTTCGCCGCCGACCCCGCCGAGCTTTACAAGCAGGTGCTGGCCCGCGCCATGGTGGAACCAACCCTCACCTGCGATGAAGTGGGCGCCTGGATGGCGGCCGTGCCGGCCGGGGAGGTGGAAGCGGTCGCGGTCAAAGCCCTACAACTCTCGGGGCTGGCTGAGTCCGCCGAGTTTCGCGACGACACGGGCGCTAGCGCTCGGGGAACGTGACCCGTTTCCGTTCATGCTGGCCCGCATGATGGGCCGCACCGTGGCCGAGCTCCACGCGACCATGTCACTCCTAGAGATGCAGGAATGGCGCGCCTTCCTCCAATACGAGGCATGGCATCAAGGCCACGCCAGCGAGGTGGCCGCCGCCAGGGCCGGCGCGTCATGACAGAGCCGATCAAAGTCCAGGGCCTGGCCGAGTTCCGCCGTGCCCTCAAAGCCATGGACGAGGACGCCCCGAAGAAGATGCGGCTGGTCCTCAACGCCGCCGTGGAGCTGGTCGGGGACGACGCCCGCCGCAAAGTCCCCGTCCGGTCCGGCCGGGCACGGTCCAGCATCAAAGAGCAGTCCGGCCAGCTAGAGGCCCGCCTGGTCGGAGGCTCAAAGCGCGTCCCGTACTACGGATGGCTGGACTTCGGTGGGAAGACGGGCCGGAAACGTTCCGTGCATCGACGGTGGCTCGCGGACGGCCGCTACATGTACCCGGCGTACCACGCCAACCGTGCCCGGATCATGGCGAAGCTCGCTGATGGCCTGACCGACCTGGCCCGGGACGCGGGCCTCCAACCCCAGGGGGACTAGATGGCTCAGGTCAAGCTCACGTTTGCCGGGGACAGCGCCAACCTAGAGCGCGCCTTTGACCGTGTCGGCTCCGCCTCCAAAGGCATGGCCGACAAAGTCGACCGCGACTCCAAGGACGTCAAAAGCTCGTTTGACCGTATGGGCGAGGCGGCCGACGGCTCCGAGGGGAAGTTCATGGGCGTGGCCGACGTCCTGGACGGCTTGGGCGGCGCCTTCGGCCTACCGACCGACAAGGCCACGGGCCTGATGCGGGCGTTCGGGGACCTGTCCGGCGGGTTCGCCGTCATCCAACCCATGATCGGGAACCTGGGGACGATGTTCAAAACGTTGGGGACAACGCTTATCACCCCGCCGCTGGGGATCGTGCTCCTCATCGCCGGGCTGGCCGCCGCGTTCATCACGGCCTATCAGAAGTCCGAGACGTTCCGGGACATCGTCCAGGCAGTGTTCCGGGCCGTGCAGCGCGCCGTGGAGACAGCCGTGGGCTACTTCCGTGGGTTCGTGGACTTCTTCGCTTCGATCCCCGCCGCCGTCGCGTCCATCGGATCGGGGATGTGGGATTTCATCAAGGACGGCGCTAAGAACGTCATGAACGCTGTCATCTGGATTTTTGAGACGGGGATCAACCTGGCCACCAGCCCGTTTCGGGCCGCCGCCGGGGTTATCAACTGGTTCTCGTCCAAGGTGGGGCTGTCCGTCCCCGACATCCTCAGGAAGGATGTCCACATCCACCGGCTGGCCCAGGGTGGCATCACGAACGGCCCCACCCTGGCCCTCATCGGGGACAACCCTGGGGGCCGGGAAGCTGTGATCCCCCTCCCGCCGTCCGGCCCGCCCGAGCTGGGGGCCGCCCGCCAGGTGACCGTGATCCGCCTGGAGCTGGACGGCCGGCTCCTGACCGAAGTTGTCCACGATGGTCTGCTGGCTAAGCAGCGCAAGTCCGGGAACCTGGGGCTGGTGGCCTGATGCCGGCCGGCTCCCGTATCCGCACCGACAACGTCTCGGGGACCGTCACGGACAACCCCCTGACCATTGCCGCGACAACCCTTAACTCGGCTGGCCTAGCGAACCTGGCGGCCGTGTCCAGCGCTCACGCCGTGATCGTCTTGGACCCGCTACGGACAGCCGGCGCCCCTGAGATCGTGATTGTCACCGCCCACACTGGCGCCGCCACCAGCGCCACGATCACCAGGGGCGCCTACGGGACCGCGGCCCGCCAGCACGCCCAAGGGACACTGTGGGTCCACGCCCCGACGATTGAGGACACGATCCGGATCGTCACCAGCGCCGCCCGGCCGTCGGACCCGTACGAGGGCCAGGTGATCTTCGAGACGGACACCGACGTGTTGTCGGCATACAACGGGTCTGCCTGGCTGAACGTCAACCTGCTGGCGGACCCGCCCGCCTGCCGGGCGTACCACAACGTGAACCAATCCCTCACCGACGGGGTGGAAACCGTCCTGGCGTTCAACTCCGAGAATTACGACACCACGGGGACCATGCACGACCCCGCGGTGAACAACTCCCGGATCACGATGCCGCGGGCGGGCCTCTACCTCGTGCAAGCCGGCGTGGCCCTCACCAGCGGCGCCGATTACGCCGTCATCTACATGTATCCCCGGCTCAACGCGACGGACCAGCTCCCCATCGTCAACCTTCAGGCCAACGCCGTCGCTATCCGCCCGAACCTCAACTATTCGTGCGTGTGGAAGTTCGCCGCGAACGACTACATCGAGCTCGTGGTGAACCAAGACAACACGGCGAACACGGCCCGGAACGTGGAGTTCGTGGGTACCGCTGGGTCCCGCTCGCCGTTCTTCGCGGCCACCTGGCTAGGGCGCGGCTGAATGACCTACGCCGCTGTCCCGTACGCGTCCGGCCCCTACGCCGGCCCCATCGGGGCGGCGCCGGCCGTCGGCACGTTCCCGGCCGTGGACGTCCAAATTGCGTTCACGTCCGCTCCTGGCGCCTCCCCAGCGTGGGCGTCTGTGTTCGCGGACGTGGTGGCCGGCTCCGTCAACAGGGGCCGCCAACGGGAGCTGGACCGCTACCAGGCGGGGACGCTGTCCGTGACCCTGCGCAACGATCAGCGCCAGTATGACCCGGACAACACGGCCGGCCCCTGGTATGGCTACATCAAACCCATGCGGCGTATCCGGGTGCTGGCCACCTTCGGTGGCGCCACCTACGCCGTGTTCACCGGCTTTATCGACCGCTGGTCGGAGTCCTACCCGGGGCCACACGAGTCCACGGTCGAGATCACGGCGACGGACGCCTTCAAAGTCCTGGCCGCCGCCGCGCTCCCGACATCAGCGCACGCCCAGGAGCTGAAGGTAGACGCGCCGTCAAGCTGGTATCGGCTGGACGCCGCCAGCGCCGCCACCCTGTTCTACGACTCTGGGTCCACGGCCAGGCACCTGACCGCCACCGGCACAACCCAAGGTGAAAGCCTGATTGCCAGGGACGACAACGCGTCCGTTGTCATCCCCACGATCGGGGCCGGCGCCATCAGCCCGGCCCGCACCACCCCGGCCGACGTGACCCGCCTCACCGTAGACATGATGGTCCAGGTTGAGACGTCCGGCCCCGGCGCCGGCCAGACCCTGGCCGGGGAAGTGAACGCGCTCACCACCATGGGCTGGGTCGTGGAGTGCGACACCGGCCAAATCCAGGTGACCCTGCTACCCGCCTCCGGGGTGCCCGCCGCCGGGGTTCAGATCACCAGCGGCGTGACCAGCATCAGCGACGGCCGCCCGCACCACATCGTGGTCCGCTGGGATGGTGGCACCGTCTACCTCTACCTGGACGGCGCCGTCATCGCGTCCACGGCCCTGTCCGGGACCCTCATCCCAGCCGGCACCGACACGTACATGGTGGTCGGGGGCGCCACCAACGGGCTGTTTGCCAACACGGGCGCGCTGGCCACCATCGACGAGCTCGCCGTCTACTACCGCGACGTTGGCGCTACCCGCATAGCCGCGCATTACGAGACGGTCAACACCCCGTGGAACAACGATCTCCCCGGCGCTCGAGCGGGCAGGGTCCTGGACGCGATCGGCTGGCCCGCTGATCTCCGGGAGCTGGACACGGGCGTGTCCGTCCTCCAGCCCGCCACCCTCAACATGTCGGCCCTGGAACACCTCCAGAAGGTGGCCGAGTCCGAGTTCGGCGCTCTCTACACGAGGGCCGACGGGACGGTCCGCCTGGAGGGCCGACAGGGCCTCGTGAACCAACCGACCCTCGGCACGTTCACCGACACCTACGGCTCCAACGATTCGATCCGGGCGCTGGTCCCCGAATACGGAGACGAGCTCATCCGTAACGAAGCGATCGTGTCCCGGGCTGATGGCGCCGCCCAGGTCGTCCGGAACACGGCCAGCGTGTCGGAATACCTCCTCCACTCGTACACCCTGGACGGGCTGATCCACAAAGACGACAGCCTCTCCCGGAGCATGGCGGAGCTGATCGTGTCCGAGTACGCCACACCCGTCCGGCGCATCGGCCGTCTCGACCTGATGCCGCAATACCAGCCGGCCGTGCTGTTCCCCCAGGTCCTGGCCCGGGAGCTGACCGACCGTGTCACCGTCCAATACCGGCCCGTGGCCACCGGGGCCGACGTCGTCCGCTCCTGTGTCATCGAAGGGATCAGCCACGAGTTTGGCAACAAATCCTGGTCCACCACCTGGTCCCTGTCCCCGGCGCTGTCCGGCGCGTTTTGGCAGTTGGGAGTAGTGGGCTACTCCGAGCTGGGGACCACCACCGGCCTGTTCGACTGAGGGGCGCCGATGCCTTACACCACACCGACGACCAGGGCTAATGGCGAATACATCGGCCCCACGATCTGGAACAACGACGTGGTCGAGAACATCAAGTTCTTGGCTAACCCTCCCGCGTGCCGCATCTACCGCGCCACGAACCAGTCGATCCCCGACAACGTGGAGACAGCAATCTCATTCAGCAACGCCCGGTGGAACACGGACAACATGTGGACCGTCGGCTCCCCCACGAGGGTCACGATCAACACGGCCGGGCTGTACGTCATCACGTTCACCGCGCTGGTGGAGTCCGCCGGGGACTATGCGCTGGTGTTCGGGAACCTGCGGGTGAACGGCACGTCTCACCTGCTGATCGGCCCCACCCTGCGAACGACAGGGATCACCACCACCCCGGCGGTGTTCGCGTCAACGATCTGGAAGTTCGCCGTCGCGGACTACGTGGAGGCCACCGTCCAGCAAGACAACACCACCAACGTGGCCCGTAACGTCATCCCGTTTGAGAACGGCTCCCCGGAGCTGGCCGTGACCTGGATTGGCCGTGGCTAACGACGCGTGGCGCGCCATAGACGCCTACCTAGGCGCCAAAGGCATCCGTTACGGCGCCCCCACGCCCGGCCAGACCACGGGCGGCGCCCACGCCAAAGGGTCCCTGCACTACGCCGGCCGGGCCAGGGACTACGGGCACTCCAACAGCGACACGGCCCGGATACTGGAGGCGCTGCTCCCGTTCGCCGTCGGCCCCGACCATGTCATCCAAGAGCTGTTCGGCATGACGACGTTCTGGAAGTCCGGCCATGTCATCACCCCGTCCCCGTCCCTACGGGCCGCGCACCAGGACCACGTCCACGTGGGCCTCCGGGCCGGCGCCACCCTTCCCCGGCCCGCCCGGCCGCTACCCCAGGAGGACATCGTGCCCGACGACCCCAACCGGCCCAACATCACCGGCCCCGTCCAGCTCCTCCTCGTGGTCGGCGCCACCGGGGTCTGCACCGGCTACTACCTGTTCAGCCCGACCACCGGGGAGATTCACGCCTACGGCCCGGGAGCGCAGTTCCACGGGACCAGCGAAGTTGTCCCCGCCCGATAGCTACACGGAAGGCCCCTCCCTAGCGGAGCTGAACAGGCGCGTGCTGCGGCTGGAGAACATCGCGGACGCCAGGGTGGTGACCGTGGACGTCTACACCGCCGAGAAAGCCGCCCACACGATCGAAGTCGCCAGCCTCTCGCGCCGGATTGACGACGTGGAAGACAGCCTTCAGTCCGCCACGCGCCTCCTGATCGGAGCGTTCCTCATGATCCTCGGAAACGTGATCGTGCTAGCTCTCCAGACCTTCGGGAAGGGCTGATGGACGAGC